GGGCGTTGTAGGTATTGTGGGCTACGCTAATCTGACTGACTTGAACTTCACTTGTTACGTTATCTTTGACCTGAATGATCATCTTTCCGCAGTTAAACGTGCTGCCATTAAAGCTGGCAACAGAGGTAGCCGAAGTTGTAGATAGCGTGATCTGAGTGGCAGAAGTCTCTTGGACATTGTTAATGTCTATAGTGTCTACAAAAGTAGCCTCAGCATTCAGATCACCGTTAATCGTGACATCATTAAAAGTCACATCATCAGAAGTGCCTACGGCTTGGCCGATAGCTACCTCGCCATCAGTGATAGTAACGCCAGTGCCACCAGAGAAATGCGCTCGTACTTCAGCAGCAGAAGGTCCAGTGTAGGTCAGTTCCCCAGAGCCAAAGTCATAGGTTAAAGAGCCATCGCCCCCGGTGTCGTCTACACTAATAAGCCCCCGTGGTCCTCTTGGTCCCACCGACTCTAGGACGGTAAGAACCACCGGAGCATCTGGGGTTACATCCAGAGTGCCGCTAGTGGCCGTAACAGTTAGTTCCAGTTTAGCCATTAGACCCTCGTGATGTCTTTGATTACGTTAATCTTGAAGGTTTCAGAAGAGCTAGTGTCGTTCTCATCGTCAATAAGCTGTACGTCACAGTCATACTTACGAGTGTCCCATTCTGCTGTAGCAGTTGCAGAAGCAGAGAGTTCAAACTGTCCAGCAGCGGCATCAATCAAGGTGAAGGTCAGGCTTCCGTTAAAGTTGTCTGTGGTCAGGAGGACATCTGTAGAGTCCCTCAACTGACTGGTGATTGTGTAGTTAGTGATGTCTACAGGCGTACCATCCCTCTTGAGCTGGAAGGTAAGCTCTAAAGTGTCACCCTTCTTGTGGTTAATCGTAGTCGTCATTATATAACCTCTACAGCGTCAAAGGCTACGCCATATGCGCTTGAATTGTTGATGGACCATGAAGTGACATTTGTAGCCAGCCGGAAGCGGCCCTTTGCATTGCTAACCACAACAGCTTCATCATTTGCTACAGCCCTACGAACATCAGGCCAAATCTCAAAGGTAGCCTCTCCGGTGCCGTCAGAGTCTACATCATCCAGAACCTTGTGCAAGGTTGCAGTGCTACCAGAACCAAGCTGGATATAGTCACCGGCTTTAAGGTAGCCTGTAGCAGAAAGCGGGAGGCCGTCAATCGTGATCTCAGAGTCCCCGATGGAAAGTGCGCCATCAATTAAGGGTGTTCCCGGGGTGGAGGCAGCAGACCCTTGTGGGGTTGCCATATTGGGGTCCCCGAGTAGGAAAGTGCCGTAGACACCCTTCAGCTTAAGCAGGAAGGCTATCCAAGGCTCCATAAGGTCCTTACGCACAGCAGGGATGCTGACAGATGCCTCCCATCGCTGGCCCTGATGCTGCACCACTTGTTGCTTGTAGGTAAAGGGAGACTCAGAGATGCCTACAACATTGCTGGCTCGTAGCTCAATCTCAGCTATACCAATGTCAGTAGGAAGGGAAAGTGGGTAGGTGATAGCCATTAGTTAAATGCCCTTCGTACATGACCACCTCGTTGCCGAGAGTTAATGATTTGTTGCTCAGTGTATCTAGCAATCCGAGGTGCCTCTTCAGCGATAATCTTCTTCACTGACTCGTCACCGTTAGCAGAGAAGTTAAAGCTCTGGTTAATAACAACACCAGAGCCGCCGCCTGCTTGAACACCGAGTTGACCGTTAGCACCACGCTTGAGGGGCAAGATAGCCTCGGGGCCAGCCTCTCCCATAACCCCCATGCGACCAGAGGTTGTCATAAAGGAGGTTGCACGGTTTACAACGCCACCACTAGCAAACAGCTTAGGGAAGGAGAACATGCCCCCAACCCCGGTCGCTCCGCCACCACCGGCTCCGCTGGTTGGAGCGTCAGGGATCGTTACGCCTTGCAGACGATTTAACTCCTCCTGAGCTTCAATCTGATCGTCCAGAAGTTTTTTCTGGTCTTCCATCCGAAGCCTGATCTGCTCCATTCTCTCGTCTCTGCGACGTAAGGCCTCTTCGAGAGCTTCTTCTCGGGTTATAGTCTTGTCGGTTAGGTCGATACCTGCTTTTCTAGCTTCGTTTGCGTAAGTTTCGTTCTCAAGCAGGAGTTTTGTGATCTCTTTAAGATCATTGTTGAGACCGATAATCTCATCAAGCTGGTCTCCAGAAAGTTTTAAGCCATCCGCATGCTCATCAATAAGCTCGTTAATAGCGCCAATAACTTTTCTTACCTCGTTTTGGCGAGACAGATTAGCGGTCTCAATCGTGCTGATGGTTTGTAGTGCGGCGGTGACGGAGGCAATCTCTTTGTTAAGACTTTCAATGTAAGGGGTCATATCCCTAAATGGGACATTTTGAGCGCCCTCTAATTGGCTCTGAAGGTAAGCTAGTTTTTGCTCAAGCCCTACCTTAAAGAACCTACCTTCGGACAACTTTTCGATGCTTGCTATTGCAGATTCAGTGGTTTGTTGCAACTCTTGCCGGATTTTAATCCTAGAAAACTCAAGAATTTCGGGGCCAAGCTCAAGGTCAATAGCCTCCTTGACATCTCTAAGTGCGGAGGCATAGTTCTTAGCAGACTCACTAGCTTCTGAGATTAAGTCTGAGAAGGACTTAAACATCGTACTTCCTTCAGTGAAGGCACGAAGAAGAGAAGTACCGACAACAAGACCGACACCTGTCAATGCGCCAGTCAGACCGGGAAGCAGGCCAGCCAACTGTGCGCCCTGTTGTGAGAACGCTACGAGGACGTTCTGACCGGATTGTACCTGTACTGCAAAGTCACCAATCTGGTAACCGGCATTCTGGAACATGGCATTCATGCGGTTGGTGTTCTTGCGAAGACCACCCATAGCATTTGCCATTGTGCGCATTTCTTTAGAGGTCTTGCCGTACTCGTTGCCAAGTCGGTCGACAGCAGCTTTGGCTTCCTTGTGGGAAATAACCCCCAAATCGACAGACTGCCTGACAAGATCAACAGCAGACCTAAGTTGCTTCTCTTTACTGATTAACGGGTCAAGAGAGTTTTCTAAGCGCTCATTAGCCAGCTTGAGTTTGTCGGTGTCCCTTGCAGCAACGGTCAGATCGCTAGAGTCTACTGTGATCCGAAAGTCAGCCATTCATAACCCTCATATAAACTAAATCAAGTCTCTTAATTGCCTCTACGTCTCTAGGCGACAAGTTACTGTGAGTTAGTTCCTTCCATGCTTTTATCTCTTGATAACTAATCGGGCTGGGACCGCTGGCATCAACTGTCCTGCTGTTGGTCAAAGCAATAAAGGCAGACCAGATATGCTGCACTAAGAACGGAAAGTCGGGTCCTTCTAGTTCCTGTGGAGTAAATCCGGTCTGCCTCTCTACTTGCTGTAAGTGTTCGTGTTTTGTTGTGCCATCTTGAGACTTAGAAAGCTCGAAGGTCCATTCTCCGAAGCTCTCTAGCTGCTCAATTAGGCCATCGTAAAATCCAGAGTTTCTTCGATAGCCTCTTCAATTTGGCCTCTAATCCAGAAGAACTCTGAGTAAATCTCCTTGGCTTTATCTACAGTCAGTTCTGGGGAAACACCATCGTAAGAAATGTCCCACTCTTTAGTAACTCTGGCTAGGAGGTCGATAGCACCTTCTTCTAGCTCTGAAGAAGATAGCTGTACCTTCTTCGACTTCTGTATCTTTTGTAGACGCCGGTCGGTTTGTTCGTGTATCACTTTCTTATACTCAGCCGAGTGCGGAGCATATACAGTGATACTCATTTCAGTGTCAGAGCCATCATTCATAAGCGGCTCAAGAGTGTTCGGGTGTACCAGAATAACCTCAACGGTCTCTGATTTAGGCTTCAGGTTCTTCAAGTCCATTGTCGGGGTTCCTTATGGTCGAGTGGGAAAATGAATGAGAGGAGGAGCCACCCGACAAGCTCACTCCTCTCCCCTTTGGCCAAGGGATTCTTATGCAGCAGACTTAGTGATCTTAATCAGCGTGTTCGTGTCGGTGGTGCTGGAGCTAAGATCAGTGTCATCACGCAGGGCAATAAACGACATGTTCACCAGTCGAGACGTAGGACCATCGACGCCTACATCAGCAGAGTTAATCTTGATGCGTGGCATGGTGAAAGTCAGGGTGCGTGCTACAGACTCAGGGTCACCAACTACAACCTCAAGCGAAGACTCGGTTTCTTGCAGGAAGCGGTTGATCATGGTCTCATCTTCAAAGTACGCAGTGATCGTACCTTCAAGAGCTGCCGTGCCAAACTCAAGATCAGAGGCTATGTTCTCACCGACAACCATAGTTGGGGAGAAGCCGTTGGTCAGGGTAAAGTCCAGCGAAGTGATCAAAGTCAAGGCAGAGCCAAGGTTAGCAACACCAGCGTTGCCCAGCTTAATGTCCCCAGAGTAGGAATCAAAGGGCTGGTTGCCTGCCGAAGCGGTGACAGTCTTTTGGGTCTGAGAGATGGACATGTCACGACCAACAATCCCGAAGGTCGAGGTTACCATTTGGTTCGGAGCAAGGGACACAGACATGCTGTTGACAGTACAGCCCGTGAACAGGCGAGCTTGGTCAATATCTTCTGCATAGTCCTCAATGCTAAGGAACAGGGGCGTGGTGCCGAGGATGGCAGCGTTCGTTACGGTGGTAGAGCCATCGCCAGCAGTAAAGCCAGTGTCAAAGTCCGAAGACGACATAAGAGCCGACTGCATAAGCACGTCAAACTCGTCGTGGCGGAGGTCTGCCGTGATGTCACCACCAACAGAACGAGCGCCATGACGGTCTACTGTGGGCATCCGATGAGCTTGGATGTCAGTACCAGTCAGGCGCTCTTTGGCCATATTCAGGGAGTGAGTGGAAAATGGCAGATTGGTGAAACTGGTGGCAGTTGTAGTAAAATCGCTCTGAACACCAACCGCCAGTTGTGAACGAGACCCTTGAGCAAATCGTTGAGACATTTGCCTTCTCCTTAGTTATAGATATAGAACCCGATATTCACCGGGACATAATAAAACGGAGTGTCTAAACCACCACTTTCTCGTTCAGCATAGTCAATAGACACGGTAAAGCTGTCTCCGTCGCCGTTGGTATAAGAGACATCTGTAGCGGCATCAAAGGCATCCAGAACCTTGTCAGCGATCTCATCTGCTGCACCGGGACCATTGCCCTCTGGTGCGTAGCAAATAACAGTGTAAACTCCTTCGTACCGTTGCTGAGGAGAGGTTCCCCGTACAGCAGGTCTGCGGGAGCGTGGGACAAAGAGGGTCTCTACATAAGAGGTCCCGTTAGCTCGGTCAAATGAGACATTCTCGTAGGAAATTGAGGGAATGCCTGAGATAGCAGCAAGCTGAGTTTCGAGGGCTGCACGAATATCTCTGTAAATACTAGCCATGCTGCTGCTTCACCTTTTGTAGGATACTTTGACTTTTGGCCTCTAGCCGGTCTTCAACAATCAAAGCATGCGGGGACCTGTTGATGAAATAGAAGTTTGAAGCGCTTACTGTTAAGCCGGATTTGAGATAACCCCCGGGGCTTCCAGATGAGAGCGTGGTCCGAATGTCATTAACAAGGTTGTTAAGTGCCTTGTTTCTTTCTACAGCCGGGGGCTGGTTCTTGGGCTTGCCTGCGGAGGACTTGCGCCTGCCGCCCCCAAGATTATCCTTAAAGGACCAAGAGTTGACAAAAGCCCCGGTATCAACAGGAGAAGCCACAACGATAGTTGTAGCTATGTCAGCCATCTTATTGCCAACCTCGTCCCCCAACTCTTCCAGCATATTGTCGATCTTACGCTGGAGTTGAGGAGAGATTTTGATGTCCGTCTTCGGCACTACTCGAAGACCTCACAGAGGTAACAGACGGCCTGACCACCACTAAAGATGGTTCTCACGGTGGTAATATTCACCGTATCTCCATTCCCTAAAATCTGGTCTTGGTCGTCTGGGGCAACCGTGAGACCTTTGGCGGGAATGACACAAGCACGTCTGCCCTTCCTAGTCTGACTGAGGTCAGATGTACCCTCTGCTAGGTTATAGAAGTATCCCGTAAAGGAATAGTCCGTAGTCGCCGATCCACTCAGCGTGCCGGTGGATGCGTCATAAGTCCCATCTGTGGTGACTTTGCGGAGTGTAAGAGTTTCGCCAAAGTCTTGGACCAGCTTCAGAAGGTCCCTAGCGTTAAACGACATGGACTATTCCTCACTCGTAGTCCGCAGACCCGTCATAATTTGGTGGGTTACGGAAACGATCTCTGCGGAAAGATGGGATCACAC